AGCAGTATTCGTCCTCCCTGGAGTTATCACACCACTGGCGTTATCGAGCCAAGAGGCGTGAACATCGATATGGTTAGCCGAGCCCGTAACAACTCGGACAATATCACTGGTTGAAGTAAGAAGTAACATAGGAATGCCTCTACTTTAAGCAAACTTCGTATCGAAAGTAAAAGCAATGCTATCATTTGTGGCAAGATTGACGACGGAGAAATCTCCATACATATCCATATTACCACCAGTGGGGGGAGAGCCAGAACCAACCGCGTCGAAACTACCCACCTCTGTGATAGCTCTCGCGCCAGCGGCGGTAATAGTTCCAGTCAAACGAAGAGTATCGTTTGTAACAGTCGTCGTTTGTTGAGAAGTAGTGCAGGAAGAACGAGCTTCGGTAGTTGTAGTTGTCGTAACTACGTTCGCACTCGCAGCCGCGCCTGTGCCTGTTCCCCACTGAAACCACCACGTCGCAGCAGCAAGAAGAGATGAAACTCTAGCTAATCCATTATTCTGTACCCTGGCTACCATCTTTCCTATTCCTTCTCCAAACTTTAAACGCTATCCACTTATTTCCGAGGTAGTTGATAAAGAAATTTCTATGATAGAACGAAACCATACCAAGGTTTTCATAAGTATTAGTCGCACTTCTATACACGACAATACCTAGTTTCGAAGACTTTGCATTAACAGGAGCACGAAGTATCATTTTTCTTCCTCCAAAAAGGGGGCGGCCCCTCTTTATATCCGAGACCGCCGTTTTCTACTCACTACTTTTTCTTTCCCTTCGCCGCCATCGCCGACATTTTCTTGTTCCCGTATTTCTTCCTTCCTATCGAGGCCGCTAGTGCTTTCGGGTTCGCTACTTTCCCCTCCAGTTTGTTCGTCAAGTTCTTGAACCTCTGACCCGACCCCAGAGGAGGTTTCTTGGCCATTTTCATTTTCCTTTCTAAGTTGATCTTGAACACTTTGAAGTATGTTGAAAGTTTTATTTTTATTTAGAGGCATTTTATTCTCCATTTTAGGTAGTGAAAGCTATAGCAGCGGCTTTGGAAGCATTATATTTCGTCCCCGCCCACATTCTTTTTATAGCCCCATCTGTTCTTAAATTCGCCGCGCCATTAGTGCCAAAATCAAAGTGAGTAGCAGAACCACTTGGAGTTACACCCGCGCCAATAGCAACGGCTCCGCCATTCAAACACGCAAAACTCTCCGAAGCAGTAAAACCGCACATAAATTTGTTCATAGTAGGAGAGTAAAAATCTGAAGATAGAACAGGCTTATTCGCCGTTATCACTGCACCTATCTGGCACCCGGTAACACTAGAAGTAGTTATCTGTATCCCTCCATCAGAAGAAATCAAAGTCCCATCTAGTCTTTGGAAATACTCCCAATAGTAAACTTGAACGGGAGAAGTGTTCATAAAAACAGCCATATTTGAGGGGGGAACGTCGGTATTATATGCTGCGGCCCTATCTCTCCAACCTTGAATAGACGTAGCCAAAGTTTGTATAGGCCCATAAGTAGGCATAACAACCGCACCACCACCGTCGAAATATGGAATAATCTCGACAAAATCTATCGCAACCTGATCTCCATTAGTTCCATTAATTTCGATAATAACAGTTGGATTTGCTAGAACTTGTTGGGCTGTTCTAGTCTTGCAGAAACTCAAAGCCCCTGCGCCCGGAATAGGAATAGTTACATTTAAAGTAGTGTAAGTACTTCCGTTATCAAAAGAGATTCTCCCTGTAGGAGTTCCGGTGACTCTCTTCACTTCAATTTGCATAATGAAAGTAGAAGAGGCGATAGTTATAGCTTGAGTGAAAGTAGCCTGGGCGCCTGTTAGAGTAACCAAAGAACAAGAATTTGTAACTCCAGTTCTCCCCGTAGCTGTTTTAGCTACCGTCGGCGCACCACCTTTTGTCCAAGAAGCATCTGTCAAATCACGATTTCTAATACAAGAATTCACTCTATCGTGATCTATTATGAGCCCCCTTGTAGTTCTTCGAACGAAATTATTATTGTTGAAAGTCTTAACACTCCCGTCTATATTTTCAGCAAAATTCGGAACAAGATTAGTTACGAACTCTCTTAAGAAACGCCCGTCTTGAGCATTACTACCATCATTGGGGAGAGTTAGACCAAAGTACTGTTCTGTAGAAAAACTCGCATCCATTGTGGCGAGATTGGAAGGGAAGACATTACTTGCCTTTCCCTTCCCAACTCCACCATTATGAACCCTCCTCAACATCTGCCGAAAATTCTTTCGGAAGCGTTTGCTTCTTTCATCTTGAATTTCTTTAGGAGAGAGGAGGGGCATAATAGTAACCTTAGTACATTACTACAGCTTCCGATGCAGGAGTAACATTCGTAAAGCGGAAAAGTACCATCCTACTAGCATTCTGACCAATAGCACAAGTACCCGGAGTGGCGCCAAGTGTGACACCAGCACCGACAGTCACGGTAATAACTTCCGCAGCGTCGGCGCAGTTTACGATAAGAACAGGAATAATCATTCCCACCTTAACACCACCGTACTTCGATCCAGCGGCGGCGACGAGTTGTGCCGCAGAAGGAGTAACATCGGATCGAGAAGCGCCCGAGGGATCACGAATAAGGATTCCTCGAAGCAAATTTTCAGCAACATAAGTTGCCGCACCAGCAGTAACAATCTGTGCTACAGGAGCGACGGGTTCTACCGAAGCGCCCGTTCCAACAAGAAGCTCTTCTACTGGCACACCAGAACAATCTCTAAGAAGCATCGTTTTCTCCTATCTCTTATGCCAGATTGTTAAAGCCGCCGACCCACCCGCAAGTGAGACCGCCGTGCCATACTTCAATTCCCGCCTCTGTCATCCACTGACCTTCACGAAGGTCTTCACGCTTCGTCTGAATATCATCAGTGAATTTCGTATCGCGGTTCTTCAATGGACGCCACTTAAGAGCACTAAAATCCATAATCAGCATGGAGTTAGTGAAGAGACTATTCCTATTGAAGAGAGGGTGAGTTTTCAAAAGAAGCCTCCCCTGGGGGAAGACCATCTCGGTGAAATTCACTCCGTAGACTTTCGAGCCATTGTCCATCATGATATTCATGGCACTCTGGCCAGAAGCATTCGCAATGGCCTTGTTGATTGCGTTCAACGCGCCATTCCCGCAGAAGGCCATTCTAGTATCTCCCGCGTCGCTATCATAGTTGAAAACGGGAGAGACAGCATCGAGGAAGTTATTGAGGTTTTTACCTGTCGTCCAAACAGTAGTAGTAGTAGAAGAGACGAAACGGCGAATACCATCCATAGTACGAAGAGGCTTTCCATTCGCACCAACAGTTTCGCTTTGCTTCCCGAAGAGAAGAGCATATTCGATCGAAGAAGCGTGGTCGAAAGCTTTCCTTTTCTTATCATTCTTTATGGGATCGCCAGTTCTAACTCTAGTCTGTTCGGCAGTTCCAGTGATGGAGTAGGTGTCTTTGAAGATTTGACACTTGTTAGTGTATTTCACTGGATTTCTAGAAGTCGCAACAGGCGCTGAAGTGCCTTCGGCATAAGCCGAGCCTATCTTAAGCAAGAAAGAAGTATCAGGGATAGACGCAGCACTAGTTCCAGCAAAGCCTCTTTGGACATTGAAGATAGTCGCACTCCCAACACCCGTAACAAGAAGAATTTCGTGGGTGAAAGCGGCGGCTTCCGTAGCAGGCTCGACGAGAAGTAAGTCGCCAGGTTTTAGAGATTGCGCCGAACCCCAATTAACATCGAGAGCAGAGGCGGAAGGTTCCGTCCCGGCTACGGTTAGTTGGGTTTCAGTTGTAGAGTATCCGCCACCGAAGTTAACTTTGAGGCGAATTTGATCGTTAGGCTCGCACCACCAATTAAACTCTGGATCATCCGTAGATTGTTTGGAAGCACGAGAAGAAAGCGCAAAGATAGGCGCCGTTCCGTTCGGATTTAAGAATAATATCATTTCGCGGAAGTTCTTAGGGCGTTCGTCCGTGCCCCAATCACCAGTTCCGCGCAGTCCAGCGACAGCCATAGCTAGTATCCTTCTTTATCTAATCCATGTCTTCTTCAGAATAGTCATCTGAAAATTCAGCCATGAGATTTTCAATCGGGTTTGTGGATTTACTAGGAGTAGACACAGGCGCGGGAGTTTCGATCGCGGGTTTGAATGGGCCGTTTTTTGTAGGCTTACTAACTGGAGTAGTCCCGGCAGGCATTAGCCGAAGAGCTACCATGGCTTGCGCGCCTACTTCGTTTATAAAATCATCCATACTCGCGCTTGGATTACTCGTGCGATATGCTTGTCCTAGTCGCATGACAGTATCTTTCTTATCAGCGAGAGCGGGCCATTTAGTAAAGAAGGCCGTCTCGGCCGCATTCATGCTGTTCCTTTGTTCGATTACTTGACCTACCATTCTAGGTAAGTAGTTCGCGAACTGTTGGAAGGCAGCACTGATACTGTCCATATATACTTTACTCATTAGTTTTGGAATTATAGCCGCAGGGTTGGCGTTCAATTCCTCTACTTGAGTTTCATCGAGGCGATAGTGGTGATTAGCAAGAAGGTCTTCCGTAGTAGTTCTCCACTCTGTGTAAAGAGCGGAAGCTTCTTCATTACTAAGCTCACTAGATTTAACCTTTTCCGGTTCTTTCTTCACCTCTGGCGCGGGTGCGGCGTCTTTCGTAGCGTCGGTTTCTAGTTTTGCAGGTTCTTTAACTTCAGGAGAAGGAACTTTTTCGGCCGCAACCTTTTCGTCCTCTCCGTCAGTTTCATCACCTTCAATACTTTCAACTTCGCCTTCGTCAGTAGCTTCCTCTTCGCCTTCCTTCTTTTCAACGTTCTTCTTTTCAACGTTGGGTGCAGGAGTTTTTACTTCTCCTTCCACTTCGCTATCATTAGTAGAAGCAATAGTTAAATCTTGCTCATCTTCATCATCAGTGTCGCCTATATCTAAAAAACCTTCAGAAGAAGTCTTATCAAAAAAATCTAATTGATCTTTCATAGCAAGCTTTGGGTCGGCTTTGTTGACATTTTCTTCTCCGCCTTCAAGAATTTCCTTCGCGGCTTTTCTATTCTCTCGCCTATTTTCTCTAGCCATTTTGTTTTACCAATCTCTCTTTCTTGTTAAACGCATCACATCTTCGGCTAGACTTATGAGTACACCTGGGTAGTCTAGCGCCATTTTCATTCCGGCAATTTCTCCACAAGAGTAAGTTCTTTTAACTACATCATCTGTTCCTTCGGGCATTATTAGCATTTTTCTAATTCTATATTCAATTTGCTTTTCTAGGAGTTCTTTAAAGAAAATAAAAGAAGAAATTTCTTGGAGTTCTTCCATTTTCTTTTTCTGAGAAAGAGCTTTCTCATACTGAACTTCGTTACCTTCTATAGCATCTTCTCCTTTTGGAGGAGACATATCTTCAAAGCCTTCAGTATTACTCATCCCGTTGCTCCTAAGTTTGGAATTTGAGCAGGTTCGTTAGGATTAGGAGTACCTACGCCGACCATCTTAGCAGGAATACTACCAGTAGGCATAGGCATAGGGACTACGTTTCCTTGTTGAACTTGCCCCGGCATCCCGCCCGGAGGCATCATCTGAACTCGAAATTGACTAATATTCTTCAACCCCCCAAGCTGGGCTACCCACTCAAATATCTTAGCTAAGTCAAACTTCATAGCTACTTCTGGCATAGTTCTCATTTGGCCGAGAATTTCCTTCCACAAATTTGCCTGAGCAAAGCGATCTATGGGGAGAGTTCCATCAACGGGAACGAAATCATAAAAGCCAGTGATAGTTTCGGGGTCGACGTTAATAAACTGCTCCCCCGCTGTGTTCATTAAGTCTCCGACTATCTTAAACTTCATAGAAGAGTCGTAGTATTGTTGAGAATTCTGCACCATCATTTGAGATAATGGCGCCCATCCCATAGCGGAAAAATACTCGGCGTTTGTTTTAAGTCTATTAATACCAAACGTACTCGCACTTCTAACCTCTGTGGCTGTTTTTCGTCCAGTATTATTTAAAACCCCCATAAGTTGATCGTTAACACCAACGGCTCTCTGACCGATCTCATACATAACTTGAACATCACGAAGGTGGTTTTGAGTTACATCAGCAGCAGTTAGTTGCATGACTGCTTCGGCGGGGTTAGTACCATACCCGCCGGGTTTCATTCTAATAATCCCTCCCGGTTGGGGGTCGAGCATATCGGAGATAGTAATACGGGAGGGATCAGCAACATACTGGCCATTTAAGATTTTACGAACATTATAAAAATGAGAGTTTATGAGCCAATTTACAGTATTTTGTACAGGTTCGAGTATTTCTGGCATCCCCCTGGAAACAGTCCCATAACCTTCCGGTTCTAGAACTTGAACAGAAAATGGATATTTGTCGTGATTAGCACCAAGGGGAAGCGCACCGATGCAAGTTTTATAATCTGTTGTAACTGTAAAAACCCACTTCTCGGGAAGTTGGCCGCTTCCTAAACCCCAATCACTCGGAATTAGTTCTATATACATCTCATACGCTTTAACAACCGCACTTCCTTGAGTGGTTCTCATACTATCCCCAGTGGGGATGAAGGTAATATCACTATCCGGGCGCTCAAGCTCACTCGAACCTTCTTCGCCTTTATCCATACTATTCGCATCTTTATACGGTCTAATCTTATCAACATTAATATAATAACCTTGACTTTCTCTCTTAAGAATAGTATTCCATCCTATCTCCCTAAATACTCCTACAAACTCCCCTTGTTGGAAGTTCGCAATCGTTACTCTAGGATCGGGGAAGAAGTCGAAAGGTCTAACGTTATAATGTTTGTTTCCCTCGTAACCTTTCATTCTCCTAGAGACTTTAACTTTCTTCTTAACACCAGTAGAAAGCAAGCCTAGGAAGAGTTGTTCTCTTTCTTCAACACTCGAAACAATAGAGAATTCTTCGTCCCAATAAGTACCTAAAACACCGAGGCCGTATTTGCCTACGTCATAAAGCCAAGTATAGAGAGGGATAAGCATCTTCCCCACATCGACTTGATAGGAGACAAGAGCTTCTAAAGCTTGGACTTGTTGTTGGGTTTCTCCATGACGACCGTCGAATTGAAGAACGGGAGTTCGAGACATAAAGACAGTTGTCCAGTAGGTATGCGCTGTCATTAAGACGCCATAGCTATAGGGAATATAGATCGTAGTATATTGCGGCGCGCCCTCATCACGCTTTGTCCTTCTAAGAGCGTCTATGTCTTTTTCTGGCATAAAAGCAAGAGTTGTTTCCTCTGCCTTCCGCCATTTATCATGCTCTCCTCCAAAAGTATTCTTACTCGCCTGAATTCTCTCTCGCACTCGATCACAAATGCGCTTATTCAAACTTCCATTAGGGGGAATGTCTAGAGATAGAGAAGGCATTCAAGAAACTTTCTTTAGTTTATCGCCATTCCTAAAAGGGGAAGAGCTTTTAGAATTATGATAAGACAAGCAATCACAATAACAAGAAGTCTTGCTATTTGTTTAAACGGCCCGTCCATAGGAAGAAGGTCGATGCAGTAAACGATAATAGTCGCAATCAATCCTACTACAAGAACGACGATAAGGAGGACTATAAGAGCATTAACCATCATTCCCTCCTTACTACATATGAAACAAGATAACCCTTCGCAAGTTCACACAATCCTATAAGACTTGTATAGTCGAGAAACTTTCCCCACCCGTATACTTCTGGCCAAGCGGCATCTCTTGGAATTATAAACAAACCATAGTCTGCTTTTACTTCCCCTCTCTCTATCATATCCGCCATCATTCGCATTTGATTAGGGATGTCGTTTAGCTTTGGAGAAGTTCTAAGATTTACTATTTTCATTATGGTGCTCCTCTAGAATATTCTAGTCTAGGAAGTTCATCTTCTTCTTCCATAATACTCGCCCAACTCTCGGCGGGTTCCTCCGCGCCATAAGAAGAAAGCTTCTCGCACCCAACGGCAATTGTTTCTATCACATCATCATGACTTACATTCGGATAGTCTGAATATTGTTGAATAAATTCAGAGTGTTCTTTTTTTACAAAAAGCCTTCCATTACTTGCCGGCCCGCTTAAGCCGTCGATTATTCTCTGATATTTTGATCGCTTATCTGTAATTTCCTCGATCACATAGTATTGTCGTTGGGTAGCCATGGCTTGACGAAGAAGCCAGGCGAGAGTTCTTTGATAAGCTACACTTTCTACATAAATTCTTTGAGGTCTATACTTCCTTGCTAGACGGAAAAACTCCGAGATAGTCCACCCCGGATCGTGGCCTCTCTTCATAGAATATTCTCGAAGGAAAAAGTTCGAGCCTACTCTTGTCATAACGGTTATGCATTCGTAATCTTTGTCTTTAAAACCCTTAGAAAGTTCCGCTGGAGAAGGAGGAGGAACAGGGTCGATGAGCATTATAGAATAAAACTTATCATCCGGATCGAGTTCATAGAAACGCAACCACTCGGGGAGGAAAGTAGCTGTTTCTCTTGAAACAATCTTACACTCTTTCTCTCTCGTGAAGATACTCGTTTGGTTTCTCGCTATGGCTTTTCTTTTTTCTTCTTGAAGAGTTTTACTCGGAAAGCGAGTTTCCCAAGAGCTTTCTCTATCTTCAAGACTTCTATCTTCACTCTCTAAAGTCCAGCAAGGAATTCTAATACTCGCCCACTCGTCGTCCTTAAGAGATTTCATACTTATATCATCTCTATCCATGGGAGTTTGAAGCATCACCATCTTAGCATCGGGAGCTTCAGTAGCGGGGGCGAGACTTTCTTTTAACGCACCATAAACTAAACGCTCTATTGTTTCTCTTTGAAGAGGACTAGCGGCAATTTCTTCATCTATAATATCATCGAGGAGAATTAAATCTGGACGATAGTCGTCTATGTTAACTCCGCGAATAGGACCGGTTATACCATAAGCGAGAATGGTTATGGGGACTTCATCTATCCCATGATAAATTTCACATTCTATATCTTGCCACTTCGAACCGGGTCTTAAGCCAAAAGTATCAGAAAAGAAACGATTGTATTCGATTTGTTTCCTAAGCCACTTCACACTATGGATAGCTTTGTCTTGGCTTTTCCCTATCCAAAGAATAGTTCTCGCTTGTGCGTAGGCGATCTTCTTCGCGCCAAAAACTCTACAGATAGAAGTCTTACTCCCCCCGCGGAATATCTGAAGAGAGACTAATCTAGCTGTAGAGTCAAGAAGCTTCCATACATCTCTTGCGAAGGGAGGACTTGCCATTCGCATTGTTTTGGGAAAAAAGGTTTCCGAGAACAACACACTATCGACGGCGCATAGCTCAACGAGTTCGCCGATGTCAACGCTAGCTTGCTCACGGAGAGAAAGAGAATTTTGTGAGAGAGGAGAAGAGGAACTTTGAAAGTCATGGTCCGCCATTTCCTTCATCTCCCCTCTCTCGCAGAGTAATACACAATTGGGAGGAGATGGTGTACTGCTTGCGAATTTAAAAAAACTTCTTCTTCTTTTCTTTTATTTCTTCCTCGGGTGGAAGATGTGTACTCCGAGACTTTTCTTATCAATGAAAAGAGGGTGTTCCAAGAAATGATAGTGTTCTTCAAAGAAAGAATGCGGGTCGAACCACCTACAGATTTCAACGCAGAATATTTCCGCGAGGGGGTACATGAATTTAAGAACGGGTTCGTAAAGTAAACGAAGTTGTTTAAAAGCCTCATTTGTGTGTTGGTATTTGATTTCGAAGAGAATGATTCTTCTCTCATCTTTCGAAAGGACGATTGCATCTGGTTGACAAAAACGAATTCTCCCTTTTGGATCAAAGTTCGTCGTGAACATAATCCAAGGAGAAAGAATAAGTTTAAGTTCTCTGATAATTTCACTCGAAACCAAACCTTTTAAGTACTCATGGGCTTTCTTTTCATATCTTAATCCTTCTTTTTGTGCTCTAGTGAAGGAAGAAGAGGGTGTTTCTGTAAACTTGGGTTTTATTTCGGAGAATTTCGCGAAACAAACTCCCGAAGCGGGAAGAAAAGTTCTTTTTGGCATTCTCTAATCACTTTCTTCTCCCTCTAAAGGAATGTATTCAGTTTCTAGAGTTATTTTAGGCGGAGAAACTGTTAAAGTTTCCTCTTTTTGCATCATTCTCCGAGCTTCTCTAGCTCTTTCGAGAGTATTTTTGTCTACAAAAACGTTTTGAGTAGCGTTGGAGTTGTGAATATTGACGTTCGCAAGTCCTTTTACGCCAAAGCCGAGAGCTTTGAGGGCCATATCTCCGACTTCTTTAAGTTGATCTATTGTGGCGGTATCACTCGCGATCGCATTCTCCATTTTAACCGTAAGAGCATCTACAGTTACTTCGGCGAGAGCAGTAATACGATCGCTTACGTTGATACTGACTCTATTGAAGTGTTCTCCGCGACGTTTTGCCCAGAGTTCTCTGAAAGCGTCAGAGTTTTTAACTATACTAATCCAACTCGGCGTGGCGTTGAAGTAAAGAGAAATCTCAGTTAAGCTTGCTCTAGGATTTACTAGAAGAAACTCAAGGAGTTCTTCATGCCAGGCTCGGACGCCGTTCTTAAGTTGGGTGGAGGACAAGAGTAGTATCCTTTGGAATTCGGAAAGCTCGCACCGGAAAGCGAGCTTTTGCATAGATTGGGGGGATTGTCAAGGGTTTAGGCTTTTTTGAGGACTTTTTGACACAATTTAGTCCTGGATTACTAAAGTTTCGCCATGTCTCTAACGTGGGCTATTCTTCCTCCCCCCTATGGGTGGCAGGGGGTAGTATTAGTTCTAGTATAGTTAGAGTATAGGAGAAACTAAACTAGAGGTATTAGAGGTATTGGCGTGATTAGTAAGGTAAAGTTATACTTGCTATAGTCTAGGTTAGGGAATTTTTATAATTTTTAAAATTTTTTTTTTGAATAAATTAATTTTTATTTTTTCCCCCCCCCCCCTCCCCTTTCCCGAAGGGAAGGCTTTTTTTTCTTTTTTTTTTTTTTTTTTTTTTTTTTAAACAAAACAATGAACAATCTCGAAAAGGGCCTAGACAGACGGCAGGGTCTAAACTATAGAGTGACAGAGTGACAGAGTGAGAAAACCCACATAGCCCGTCTAGCCCAAATGAAGGAACCCCCCTTATGATCCCAATGTCAGTAACCGAAAGAATAAGTCTAGCCTTTTCAACCCCACTAATCATTCCAAGCGCTAACCCTAAAAGCGATAGAATGACTTACATCACCTATCTTCGAAAACATAAACTTCTAGAAGAAATAACAATAGCCTACAAACAAAATGAATGTAGGATAATAATAGGCCCAAAAGACTTTCACATTCAAATCTTCTTGGACCTAGGCATTTGTTCGCAAGAGCAACTAGATAATGCATGGAAAGAAAAAGTATCAAGCTTAGAAGATGTAAACGAAACCACAATAAAAAGCGAAACCGTTTTTTCTAAACAAATAAGAGAGTATGAAGAACTAGAAAAGCAAATAAAAATAAACAATGATAAGCTGAAAGATTTCTTTTCGCCCCAACAAAACCTTTTCAAAATAAAAAAATAAAAAGTAAAAAAAAAACCCTAGAAGCTTTCGCGACTAGGGTTTTTTCTTTCCTTTACTCTATCTCATCTTCGTTCGAAAGCTTTCGAAGTAGAAAAGCCATAAGAACACTCAAACCAAAGATAATCCAGCAAACCATTTTATTTCTCCTCACCAAAAACAATCGTGACAAAAACAAACCCTGCGAAAGCATAATAAAGCGCCCTTAACTCCGTATAACCTATGAGGAGATAAGTCACGCCGTAGACGAAATGCTCTATATGACAGAGATGTTTCCCGATTTTTGTTCTAACCTTTGCTCTAGCTCTAGAGCAAACATTCTTAATATCGCGAACATTGTTTTCCATTTTGAAAGGTTCCACTCTTTTGTTAAGATAACCTAAGCAAGTTCAAAAGTCTCAATAAGCTTTGCTTTCGTCTTATCAAACACACATTGATAAGGAGAAGAAAGTTCAAGCCTTTCAACCTCATAAACATGGCCCAAAGCACCATTCTCTTCCATAAGCTTTCTTCCCCTACTTTGAGGAAACCATCTTTTCAAAGCACTC